GTTTGGATGCCGCTAATCTTTAACTGAAAGGAAATATCATGGAAATCACTTGGAAAATTAACCAATGCGACCACAAGACTGCTGACGGTTTTATCACCGTTGCCCATTGGACTTGCTCAGGCGTAGATGGTGAATTTAATTCATCGGTATATGCCACCTGTGGCTTTGAAGACGGCACACCAGAAGTCCCCTATGCCAACGTCACAGAGCAGATGGTTCTGGATTGGATTTGGGCGCATGGTGTTGACAAGGATGCTACTGAAGCTGCTGTGTCTGCACAAGTTGAAGCAAAGAAAAACCCAGTTTCTGCCACGGGTCTGCCGTGGGCTGCTGCTTGACAGTTTCAAGCGTTTAACTAAGGAGAAAACAGAATGGAAAACAAAAAGCCCCAGACTGTAACTATTGATGATGTTGAGTATGAGATTGACAGCTTGAGCGATAAAGCCAAGATGATTATTGACCATGTAACTGACCTTGACCGCAAGATGGCAAGCATAAACTTCCAGCGTGACCAGATTCAGGTAGGTCGGGATGCTTTCTTTGCAATGCTCAAAACTGAAATTGAGCCAAAGCCAGAAGTGGTGCAGTAATGGATGTATTAGAGTTATTAGACAAGGGTTGGGGAATCCTTCTCTCCATAATAACTCTAATCATTGTCTTGGCTAAACTTGATTTACGAGTTGCTGTGGCTGAGGAAAAGATTAAAACACTGTTTGAATTGATAAACAAAGCTGATAAAAAGAGGTAATGATGGGAGACTACACTGAAGAGCGCCGTCAGTCTGACGTCAACTATGGCATGTTGCTACAGCGTGTCAAAGATATGGATAAGAAGATGGGGAAGATGGAAGAGGATATTGCCTCCCTGCTTGCCCTGGCTAACAGGAGCAAAGGTGGTTTCTGGATGGGGATGACCCTTGCCTCGTTCTTCGGTGGCTTTATTACTTGGGCTATGGCTCATATTGGGAAATGAGGGTACTTCTCCTAGCCTTGTTGTTAACTGGGTGCTCTTCGTTGGCATCCTTTATACCAGGGCTTGGAGGTGGAACTAACGTAGCTGCTAACACGCAGGCTGGTAAGGAGAATAACCAAACTGGCGTTGTTGTCGGTGAGGTTAGAACTGGTAAGGTAGAAGCTAGAGATATCGGTAAATTGACTCAGGCTGACCAAGCTATTAGTGCAAAGGTAGTCGATATTACCAATGTCCCACCTTGGGTTGTTCTGTTGTTAATTCTTGGATGGCTGCTCCCTTCCCCTAAAGAGATGTGGGATGGGTTGTGGAATATCCCTAACAAGATTAGAGGGAAGAAGAGTAAAAAATAATGGAAGATTCAGCAATTTCAGAATGGTTTAAAAGGTATTTAACAGAGTCTGACTCTCCCTCTATGTTTTCAGGGAATGTGTTTGGCGTTAACCAACCAACTATAGACCCTGCTGTGGCAGCTTTCCTAGATGCTGAGTCATCAGGTGACCGTGGGTATAGAAATCAACAAATGGTTAATTTAGTTACTAGATCGGCTCCAGTTTCTATTAGTGGTTTATTTGGGTTAACTGACCAGTTTGGAAACCCGTCAGGGGCTAGGATGGCGCAACAGGCGCACCAGTATAACGCTGCCCCTACCTGGGCTAGAAATATTTTACCAGACTCTTATGCTAACGCAGCAAGTCAAATGGCTGCTACGGCTGGTAGGTATGGGACAAACCCATTTAGCCAGCAAACAGCTATGTTAGCGGCTCAAGATGCTGGGATGTTTGGTAGTGATGGCGGTACTTTCTCAGGGGCTGGCGACGCTCAAACAGCAGCCTCCCTTTCAAGCGATAATACAGGTGGATTTTACGGGTAATTTATGAAACATTCAATTGGCAGAACACTACCAGCTAGTACAAATACTCAAGTTTTGTTAGTACCAAACGGGTATATTGCTGATGTGAGCATGGTTTTCATTAGCAACACTAGTGGTTCTACAGGTAACATCTCCTACTATTGGGAGCATGGGCATGACCCCTCCCATCAAATTTACATCCTAAACGCTAAAACCATTAACTCCAAAGATTACCTCCAATTCTCTCAGGGTAACCTTGTTATGAAAAGTGGGGATTCTTTCTACTTTAACCCCTCAGTGGAGATGAATGTTGTTGTAACATTTGACCTGTTGAAAGCTCCACAACTGTTCACTTTTCCTAACGAATAACTTGACAAATTAAGAAAAATGTGGTATAATGACTACAAAGGAACTTAAAAATGCTATATATTGACCTTGTAAATGCTGTAATGCGGAGGCTGCGGGAGAGCGAAGTTAGCACTGTACAAAGTGTAAATAACGCTAACAGCTACGCTCGTCTGATTGGTGATTTTGTTAATGAAGCTAAAAGTCAAGTTGAGGCTGCGTGGGACTGGAGTGCGCTGAGGACTACCCTTACCGCTTCTACTCAAAATAGCGTGTTTAACTACGAACTGCAAGGGTCACGCAATAACTTTAAAGTGTTGGATGTTATCAATGATACAGATGACATTATAATGCAATACAAGGATGCTGAGTGGTTTAACAATGCTTTCTTGACATCCACACCAGCCCGTGGTTCTCCTGTTTTCTACAACTTCAACGGTGTCAGTGCAGATGGAGATACATTGGTAGATATCTACCCAATCCCAGATGGTGTTTACGCCCTACGTTTTAACGTCACCTTGCGTAATTTACCTCTTAGCGCAGATGCTGATACTTTGGTAATCCCTTCCCGCCCTGTTATCCTTTTAGCAACGGCGATGGCTATTGAAGAGCGTGGTGAAGATGGTGGTCAGCAAAGCATTAACGCTTATGCCGCCGCTAAGAGTGCATTGGCAGATGAGATTTCCTTGGATGCAGCCCGTCACCCTGAAGATACTTTGTGGTATAGCGTATGAAGCAACTTGAAACACTTTCTATTGTAGCCCCTGGTTTCTTTGGGCTTAACACACAAGAGAGTGGTGTTACCCTTTCGCCTAACTTTGCTCAGTTGGCAGATAATGTTGTTATTGATAAATATGGTAGGCTAGGGGCGCGTAAGGGGTGGACTATGCAAACTACCTCTGGCGCTTCTGAATTGAATGGTAATGCTATTCAGTACATGTTGGAGCATACCAACGCAGGTGACACTTTAACTATTCTATCTGCTGGGAATAACAAGATTTTTAAAAATGGTATTGGCTCCACTTTAACAAACATCACGCCTGCTGGATATACAATTACTAACAACGATTGGGATGGGGCTTGTTTGTACGCTCATTCTATTCTGGTGCAACCAGGGCAAGAGCCTATCATTTATACCCAAGCTGGCGGTGCTGAGAAAATAACAACGCATACAGGTAAAACTCAAAACTTTGGAACTAATTATTTAGATGGTGTTATAGCTGCGTGGGGTCGCTTTTGGGGCTTTACAAAGGATGCTGTTTATTGGTCTACTGATATTGCAGACCAGTATTTCCCTACCTTTAGTGAAGGCACTAGCGGTGTGTTAAATATTGCTGCCGTTCTGCCTGATAGCACTGATGATATTAAAGCTATTGCAGCGTTTAACAACTTCTTGATTATTTTCTGTCAGCATAACATTGTTATTTACAAAGGCGCAGAGAATCCGATTGGCTTTAACTTTCAATTGCATGATGTTATTGTGGGTGTAGGTTGTATTGCTCATAAGAGTGTGCAGCATACCGGCAATGACATCATCTTTTTGTCTGACACTGGTTTGCGTAGCTTAGGTAGGCTTATTCAAGAGAAGAGTTTACCGATGCGTGATTTAACTAAAAACATTCGGGATGACTTTTTAAAAGATGTCACGGCTGTTTTGGCGGTTACAGGGGGAGACTTGAGCCGTGTTAATTCTGTATATTCTGAGAGGGATGCCTTCTACTTAATCTCTTTCCCCACCACAAAAACTGTTTACTGCTTAGATATGAGGGCACCGTTAGAGGATGGAGCAGCAAGGGTTACAGGCTGGTATAACTACTTTGCTTACAGCTTTTTGAGAACTAAAGATAGAAATATTTACATTGGTAAGCTCAATGGGATTGGTAAGTATAGTGGTTATTCTGATAATGGCGAGACATACAGGCTTCGTTACTTTTCCCACTATATTGATTTTAATGCTCCGACAACAACAAAAATTCTGAAGCAAATAGGATTAACAATATTAGGGGGCGCTAATCAACAGTTTACTATTAAAGTAGGAACTGATTATACTGCTAGTCATACTTCCTACGCTTTTACTATCCCTGCTGGTTCTGTCTCTGAATATGGGCTATCTGAGTATAATTTAGCTTCTTATACCGCTGGGGTTCTTTTGGATAGAATTAAAAGCAGTGTTGGAGGTAGCGGCACTTCTGTGCAAATTGGCTTTGAGGCTGATGTTAATGGTTCAGAATTGTCAGTACAAAAGATTGACGCTTTCATAAAAACTGGAAGGATGATTTAAATGACTCAATATGTAAAAGCCACAGATTTTGCTGGTAAAGATGCTTTGCCTTCTGGTGACCCTAATAAAATTGTTAAGGGTACAGAAATTAATAGTGAATTTAGTGCTATTCAGGTTGCTGTAAATAGTAAAGCTGATTTACTCAGCCCAACATTAACTGGTGTCCCTCTTGCGCCTACAGCGGCTGCTGGAACTAACACCACACAGGTCGCTACAACAGCCTTTGTGAACGCAGAGCGCAGTAACACAGCAACTCTAACGAACAAGACAATCAACCTTACCAGTAACACTTTAGTTGCCACTTCTGCTCAACTACAGGCAGCAGTTACAGATGAAACAGGGACAGGCAGTCTAGTGTTTTCGGCTTCCCCCGCATTAACAGGAACTCCTACTGTACCTACGGCGGCTGCTGGGACTAATACAACTCAAGCTGCTTCTACAGCCTTTGTTAACGCAGAGCGCACTAATACAGCAACGCTGACTAACAAAACGCTGACCAGCCCAACGATTAACACTCCAACCATCTCTGGTGGTAGCATCTCTGGCATTACTGATTTGGCAGTTGCTGATGGTGGTACAGGTTCTTCTACAGCATCTGGAGCGAGAACTAATTTAGGTCTTGTTATAGGTACAGATGTAGCCCCTGTTGCCAGCCCAACGTTAACAGGAACCCCCACAGCCCCTACAGCAGCGGCAGGGACTAATACTACACAACTAGCCACAACAGCTTTTGTTATTGCTGAACGAACTAACACAGCAACTTTAACTAATAAAACATTATCTAGCCCAACTATCTCTGGTGGTAGTATAGCTGGTATTACTGATTTAGCGGTTGCTGACGGAGGAACAGGAGCATCAACAGCATCAAATGCCAGAACTAATCTTGATGTTCCCTCTACTACTGGTTCTGGAGCTTCTGGTACTTGGGGTATTAGTATTTCTGGGAACGCTGCAACAGTTACAAGCGTACCTTCTAGCCAAGTTGGAAGCAGTACGGCAGGATTAGCTGCTGGCGCTGTTGGTACTTATGCAATGGCTCGTAATGATAGTACAACTAATCCAGTTACTTTTGGAGCAACAATTTCAGGGGCTGATTTGAAACCCGCCAACGCAACAGGCAATAATGTTGGTTCAGCTTTATCAGGTACTTGGCGGTGTATGGGGTATGCGTTAGGCGAATCAACTTCAGGAAATGAAACAACATTGTGGTTGAGAATATCTTAATGACTTTAGATGAAGCATGATTGTTGAAGGAACGCTATATTGTATTGATAACTTTCATGAGTTATCTAAAGAACATTGGGCAGAGTTTAATACGCAAGAGCCTTCCTTTAATGTGTATTATTTAAAAAATTTAGATGTTATATTGTACAAAGACAATGAAGTAACACAAGGATATTTGTTTTATTTAATGTTTCCATCCCCATATTATAAAGAACTAAACTGTCAAGTTGATATGTTCTTTTTAAGGAAAAAGTATAGAGGTCGAGGAATAGGAAAAAGGATGTTTACTAAAATGGAAGAAAAAGCAAAAGAGGCGGGATGTTCTCGTATTCTTTCAAGTTACAACAACAAGCTCCCTCTTGATGGCTTCTATGCCTCTATGGGGTATACCAGCACCCACACTGCTGTAATGAAGGAGATTTAATATGCCTTGGTCACTAGGAGCAGCCGTAGTAGGCGGTTTATTCACAAAAAGCGCCGCAAATAAAGCAACAGCGGCTCAACAAGCAGCAGACGCAGCACGTCTTGAAGAGGAAAAGCGGGTTAGAGAACTACTAAGGACTGATACAGAGGCACAACGTAAAGTTGCTGATGATGCCTTTTCTCAGTATCAAGCTGGTCTTATCTCTTATGCAGATGCCCAACGTATTGCTGGAGAAGCAATGCAGGGGGTTCAGCAGACTATCGCTGATAGCCAACTTAGTGATGTTAGTAAAGCCACTGCTATGGCTGAGTTTAAGCCATACGCTGTTACTACTGGCGCTGGTAAGAGCTTCTACGACACTGCTACTGGTCAGGCTGGATTCCAGTTATCGCCTGAACAGCAAGCCTACCAGCAGGGGATGTTCGGGAAGGCGAGGGAGGAACTAGGCAGTATTAGTTCTCAGCTTACACCAGAGCAACAAGCCTTTCAACAGTCGATGATGTCAGGCGCTCAACGCATGGCTGGCGCTTTGCCTTTTGAAGGTACTCCAGAACAACAGGCATACCAACAATCTATGTATGGTAGAGCCGCTGAACAAGCTGCTGCTCTAAACCTTGACCCAACTGCTCAGGCACAAAAGTATTATCAGCAACAACAAGACATCCTGGCTGGTAGTCGAGGTGCTGAAGATATTGCAGCGCGGCAGGCTTCCTTGGCTAGTGGTAGGATTGGTTTGGGTGTTAGTCAAGCAGCGGCTGGTTTCGGGCAAGGTGGTGCTCTTGTTAATCCCGAAGAGGCTGCGCGTCAACTAGCTAGGGAACAGGTTAACAAACAGATTGCTGCTGAAGCCTCTCAACGTGCTGAGGGCGATATTACACAACAACTCAGCAGAACTCAAGGGCTGTTTGGGGCGGGTGCAGGCGCTCAGAATCAAATTCAACAGGCATTGGCTGGTCAGGCTCAAACGGCTCAAGGGTTGTATGGAGCAGGCTCTGGTATCCCACTGCAACAGCAGCAACTTATGAGCCAACAACTACAGAATGTTCAAGGGATGTATGGTGCTAGTATGGCTCCAGAAACCTTTGGCTTGGATGTTATGAAGACAGGGTTTAACCTTGGTCAGGGGGCTGCACAGGCTGGGGCTGCACAGGCTGGCTTGTATGGGGCTGGTATGACTGACTACTACAAGAGCTTGCTGGGTGCTGCTCAAACTGGTCAGCAGGCTGGGTTATTCACTCCGGCGGCTCAACAGGCTGGCGCACAAGAGGCTTATCAGCGTCAACAAACTTACTTGCAAGGGTTGCAGGGAAGTAACTTGCCTTATCAAGCCATGACTACACCTAGCCCAATGATTCCTGGTAGTGCCTACGCTGGCGCTGCTTTGGGGGGTAGTTTAGCTAGTATGGGGTCTGGGCTGTTCAGTAATTATTTGAAGCAGCAAATGCAGCCCTCACCATATACAATGAGTTGGGAGAATGCACAAAACGCACAGGTAGCATCAGCGTACCCAAAGCCCTAAAGGAGTTATAATGGCAACAGATATTTATGGAATGCTCTCCGGTGCTCTAAATTACAGCCCTGAAGATGAGCGTAGGAAACAGCAAGAGATGTTTCAACAACGCTTGATGCAGTCTACATCCCCTCAACAATTTATTGCTACTGTTGGCTCCAACCTAGGTAGTCAATTAGGAGGTGTGGCTGGCTCTTTGTTGGGTGGTAAAACATCACAAGAAGTACAGTCTCAGGCTATACAAGAAGCATACCGTTATGCCTCTCAAGACCCTAATGCTACACAGTCTGAGAAGATGAGTAAAATGGCTGAGTACTTAGGTAAGATGCCTGGGATGCAGGGCATTGCTATGTCGATGGCTAGTGAAGCTACTCGACTGTCAGAGTCTGAATTTAAAGGCGCTAACCGTACTAGGGAAATGAAAGAAACTAGGAATGTGTATAACCCTCTTACTCAAATGCAAGAGCCTCGGACATTTGCTTGGACTGAAATTTATGACCCAGCCCAACGTAAATGGGTTAAGGCTACTATGCCACAAGAGGAAAAAACAGATACACCAAAAGGTGAACCTCCAGCAAAAACTGAACTAGACAAAGCAAAAGAGGCTTTGGCTAAGAGAGCGAAGATTGCACCAGTAGCTATCGATCCTAATATGCCAACTATGAATGTATCACCCTAAGAGGTAATAATGGCTGAAGTAAATTATGACTTGCTATCAACTAAAGATTTGCAAGCGATAACTGAAGACAGATGGGATGATGTTTCCACCGCAGCTTTAAAATATATTGCCGGAGAAGAGGTAGGGGCATGGGAGGCTTTCTCAACAAATGCTGAGAGGGCAGTTAAGTCATCCCTAGAAACAATAACAGGGTGGTTTGGTGCTAATGCCTCTGAAGAGGACAAGGCTAACATACAGCAACAAGAGTCGGAAGCCCGTATTGCAGCGGAGACTAACCCTGTAGCTGGCATTACTGGTCAAATTGTTGGTAGTATCCTCGACCCTGTTACTCTCCCAGCGGCTGTGTTAAAACCATTAAAGATAGCTGGCTCTGCCTTCAAAACTGGAGCCTTGCGTGGTTCTGCTGCCGGTACAGTTGGTGGTGCTTTGCAGCCTGTCTTTGAAGAATTTGGCGACACCAGAACTATGAACATTGCTGCTGGTGCTGCCCTTGGTGGTGGTATTGGTGGTGCTGCTGGTACTATTCTACGAAAATTTGGTATTGACATCAGCCTAGACCCTGCTGAGATGAAAGCCAAAGTTGATACACTACCACCAGATCAAAAAGAACAGCTTCTATTAGAGTGGAATGGGGTGTATGAAAAACTCCCAACAGAAGAGAAAACAAAACTGTTAGAGTGGAATGGTAAAACTACACCACTAGAGCCAGCATTGGCTACACCTACAAAACCAGTTGAATGGAATCCCACACTTAAATCATTGGAGACAGTAGAGGAAGCCCCTTCTACTCTTGATTTATCCCTCCCGACACAATTAAAAAGACCAGTTAAAATTAACAAGGTTACAACTGAGTTTGCAGATGACCTTGACCATGCTTTCTGGCAAGTAGCGCAGAACAAAGGTGTCCAGTCACAGGCTTCGATGTCGTGGTTAATGGATAAAACTGGGTTAGCGCAACGTGAAATTCAAGGTATTGCCAAGCGTGTTCAGGCTGAATTGGCTAAACGCATGGGTACAATGACCCCTGACAAAACAGGTAAAATGAAATTTGATACCCCGTCTATGTTGGGGAATCTAATTAAACAACGTATTGCCCCTCCACGGGTTGTGCGTACCTCCTACCAGCCTACCCGTATTGATGTAAAAACTGAGCTTGACTCCGATGATATCCAGAGGCTGCGCCTGACTGGTGTTATTGTCACTCAGAATAAGAATGGGGAAGTTAGGTTTAGAGATTCACTAGCACCACGTCAACCATTCCTGAACGCTGCTGAGTTAAAAGCTCGGCTGAATGCGGTGGGTATTGACCTCGACGTTCCTGGTTATCGTGAGAAGATTAAAGCTGCTCAGGCTGTACCGAAAGAAGAGGTAACAAAAATAGCCCAAGAGGCTCCTGTTATTAAACAAGCGGAAGCTGTGCAGCAGGCTGGAGATATTAGCCGTACACCATACCCTGAGAAAGTTACAATCCCCAAAGCTAAGGATGTCGCAAGTAATATTGACATGCCTGAAGACATTGGTATCCCTAAAGCCTATGGTTCGGTTGGCTCTGCTGGCGTAGACCCTAAGACACTAGGTGCTGAGGACTTGATGCCGAAGACATATGGTGATATAATTAAGGGTGGCGAAACCCGTGACCGTGTGTTAATGCGTATGCTTGAAACTGATGACCCTCGGGTAGCCGTTCCAAAAGATATCGCAGCTACGGTTAAGAACAAGGGTACTCTGTTAGCTTTCAAACAAAAAGCTAGGGCAAGGTTACAAGAGATAATTAAAGATCACGGTAACTTTGTAAACTACATGCTGTCGCAGACGAATCAAAAGGCTGGTATGCCTGCCGAGGATGTCGCAGCATTCCAGTGGTTTCATGCCGACGCTATGGCTAACAAAGTTAAAATTGTAAATGATTTAGTTGAGATGAGAAAGAGGGGTGAAAGTTTTGATAGTCCCCGTGCTGCTGAGATGGCTAGAGATTTAGTGTATTACACTGGCGTTGATATGTTCTGGAAAAATGAAGGAACTAAAGCCAGCCGTGCATTGAATGCTAGAAGGCTTATTCAACAATACGGTAATAAGAAAGTAAAAACTATTTTCCCAGGAGCAGATTGCTAATGAGTGCAGAACATCTAAACACAGCCTGCCAAACAATGCTTAATGAGTTGGCTGACCAAGCTATTAAAGCTGGACAGTATGACGAAGCATTGGCTGATAAAATTCTAACGCAGCATATTAAAGATAAACTCAGCAACAAAAAGCCTAATGGCTGGCAGATGATAAATGAGTATTTGATTAACGCAATGTTGTCAGGTACTGGTACGCCTGTTGTTAACTTTATTGGTAACGCTGTTAACACACTGGCTAAGCCAACCATTGAGGTTATTAAGACTTCTTTCTCTGGGAACAAAGCAGCACAACGTGAAGCAAGGGCTATGTTCAGTTCTATCTTTGAAGGACTGAAGGGTGATTTAGTTTTCCTAAATAACGGGGTGAAGGCTGGTCTGCCTGTTGACTTCCAACTCTCACCTAAAAAATTAGGGATGAGTCAAAAGCAATTTGAAGAGTTTGCCGAGTCCCTTGGCGCTACTATTGACCCTAGAACAAATACAATTTCACCAGGGGCAGCGGATAAAATTCTACAGGAAAGTTATGACTACATCACCAAAGCCATCCCAGGCACGGCTGGTGAGATAATTAGGTTTCCCACTCGGTTAACCATTGGTATTGATGAGTATTTTAAAGCTCGTCTACGCAGCCAGAAAACTATGGCACTGCTCAGTCGCAAAGCATCTATGGATGAGGCGGCTGGTAAAGGCTCATATGATGATTTGTTTAACCAGTATAAGAAGAAAGCCTTTGACCCTAACATGACACCAGAGGAAAGGGTTGACTACGCCTCACGGTTGGAGAATATCTTTGGTGACAGTCCAGCCTTTGACACTGCCATCTTTGACATCCGCAATTACGCCACTGACGGTACATTCCAGACAAAGTTGACAGGTGGTATGGAAGCTATCAGTAATTTTAGGGGTGAAGGGAATACTCTGGGGAGTACCATAGCTACACAAATTCTACCCTTCCTACGCACACCTTGGAACCTTGCTAGAGAGGGAGTTAGTTATGTGCCTGGGTTGGGAGTAGGTGCTAGGCTTGTTGGTTTAACCCCTGGGACAACCAAGACCACTGCAACCTATCATATGGTTGACGGTATCCCAGTTGCTAAGTTTGCCACCGAAGTTGTTAACATGACAAAAGAAGAGTTGATTTCGAGGCAGCTTATGGGGCTTGGTGCAGTGGCAGGATTGGGAGCACTACACAATGCCGAAAGGCTCACTGGCTCTATCCCTAATGAACCAGCAGAGCGTGAGCGTTGGAGAGCTAATGGCATCCAGCCCTTCTCTATCAAGGTTGGTGATAAGTGGGTTAGCTACCAGCGGGTTGAACCCTTTGCTACCGTTATGGGTCTTGCTGCCGATACCTTTGCTCTTAGTGAGAGGTATCAGAGTGGTAAAATTAGAAAGGATAAGGTCAACGAAGAGTTACTGGCTACCTCTTGGAGTAACCTGAAGTCTAACATCCTTGACAAAACTTTCTTGCAGGGCTTTGCCGATATGGTTGGTGCTTTGGAGAGCGATAAAGAGGTTGAGACTTACTTTGCTAACATGGTTAAGAGGGCTGTCCCAGCTTTGTCGGCTCAGATTGCGCGGGTTAAAGACCCGTTCGAGCGTGAAGCAGTTGGGCTAACAGAGAAACTGCAACAACGTGTCCCTGGCTTGCGTGAGGAGTTGCCAGTGTCCTACGCTACCTACAGTCAGAATCCTGACCAACCTGAAACGCCTAGGAAAACTAATATATCACAGGCTCTCACTGGTATCGGTGTTAGTGATGAACCTACTGAATTCCAGCAAAGGATGCAGAAAATAGGGATAAAATTTGCTCCTGTTAGTTCTACACTGAATGGCGTTGAGTTGACATCACAACAACTATCCGATTATAAACGCTTTATAAACCAGAATGCAACAAGAGTTTTTAGTGGTGTCCTTCCTAATCTGGAGAAAATGCCAAATGATGAGACTCGTCAAACAGTTGCATCCAATGTGATGGAAAGAGTAAAGGCTGGGGCGAGGGCTAAATTGTTTGCTAAATATCCTAAACTACTACAAGATACATTAAAAGAAAAAAGAGAAAGAAAATGGGGAGAGAGATGATAAAGGGGCTATTAAGCCCCTTTTTTAATCCTTAGCTGCTAGTACAGCTTTGTCTAACTCATCAAATTCCCCAAAGTAAATTGCGAAGAATGGTATCTTAACAATTAACCCATTGAACGCAGCTACAAACCTCCCCTCATCGTCGCCAACTACATGGCAAATAGTTTCGTTATGTTCGATGTCTAGCCCAATCCCCAGGCGTGGATGAATAATTAACATTATGCTTTCCCCCATACGTCATCCCAAGTGCCTTTGGTAGCGCC